CTTTTGTGTACGGCTGTACTTGTTTGATGGGTCCATTTTCGCCATCGTCTTCACTTGCTCCGCCTTCTGCTTCGTAGTAAAAGGCTCCGTCTACCCTAATTAAAAATCTTTCTTCTTCAATATCTTCTTCAATACCAAATCTTGCAAGTTGTCCTACTCTTGACCATTCTGACCCTGAATAAATTGCATCTTCTCCTGCTAGTTCTGCAGGTGCGCCAGTATTGCCATTTATTGCTGTAGGTGTTTCAATTTCTTGTCTAACTGCTTCTGCGTTGCCGCCACCTGCACCGCTCATACTAACTGCTAGTAATGCTTTCTCCATACCGTTCATAACTTTGTTTTTGGTATTGCCTCCGTCGCCGTCTTCAGAGCTGTTACGTAGTATGCGTATGTCATCTGTTATGTTTGTAAGTGCTGTAATGATCCGATTGTACTCTGGAGTCATATCTACATGTTTATACGGCGCTGGCATTATGCTGTGTTATCCCTCGGGTCCATTAGATCTGATAGATATTTTGGAGCATTCGCTGTTTTAGTTTTAGATCCATTACTTTGTCCGCCTCCCCAATATCTATTTGATTTAATACCCGATATTTGGCCAGCTACTTGTGCTTTCCATGCAATGTCAACATGTATAGCTGTGTCGTTCATATAGCCATTACCTTGACCAACTGCTGTTGCGCCTGCATCTTTACATGCTTGTATAAATTGAAGAATAATTCCTAAATCAATTTGGTTATTTCCAACTAATTCTCTTCCTTTAAAGTCAGGAGCATATAATACTACATCAGCGCCATATCCTTTGTCGTGTCTATTAGAACCCGTTCTATTAACGCCTTCGACGCCTCCTTGATCTGCTGGTACTTGCCCGCCACTTATAATTAGTGCAGAAACACCAGCTGCTTTTGCTCCTGTTTCAAGTATGCCAAAAAGCTCTTGTTGTATTGGTAGCTTACGATCGGAGCCGGCATTTCCATATTTGACAGCCCCAGCGCCGCCGGCGTTGGCCAGCGTAATTACAGATAATTCAGCGTCTACTAAAGCAACTAGTTTGCCATCAGGATTAGTAAGTGTGTCTGCTCCAGCAAACCCAACTGGCTTTTTATTGCCGGAAGTACCTCCTGCAAATCCACCTTGCGAAGCGCCTGTAGAATTTATAGAAGAAAAGTTAGCAGGTTTTAAATTTGAAAAGTCAGTTGGGTTTGCTAGTTCAGCATTAAGTATTTGAAGTTGTCCTGCACGTTTTAATGCATTTACTTTTGCTGCTTGTGCCGCAATGTTAGCAGGATTATTTGCTACAGTATCTGCATTTCTAGTATATACACCTTTTGCATCATTGTCGGCTCTGTCTGTAATAACACGTAAGTCTTCTTGTATATCTTCAAATAAACTTGCAATTTCTTTAAGACATGCTTTATGCGATAAGTCGTGATCAATGTGCGTATGGTCTGCTGGGGCACTACCTGGATCTGTATCTATATCCGGATGATCGACCGTAGTTTTACCTAGACCTTCAGTTCCCGAATCCTCAAATATTTTACCAACTCTTGCCATGGTATTCCTCGCTTTATATTATTATATATTTAGCCGAGGTATTAGACCAGTTGAATATTGCTGGTACTCGTAGTGTATTGTTTTGCGATTTCGCCTTCTGTTTTGGCAATACAACTTACTGTTGATGCTAAAAGATTAAATTTAGCGTCAGGTGATACGCTGTACATGTATGGTGCTAGGCCTAGTCCTTGCTGTTGCATAACTAGTACCATAGGTTTATGTAGTGTAAATCTTGTGTCAGATTCGGCATCCAATCGAGCGACAATTTCTTCGCCTGAACTTAGTTTTAGAGACACGGTGTCTCCGGTCTTGTATGGGGTTTCAATTAACATATTATAAAGTGTATCCTGTTCCGTTATATCCGGTGTTATCAATGTATTCTATCATTTGCTCGTAGCCGCCTACACTTGTTCCGCTTATCTTAATTTGCGGAAATGTTCTTGCTGTAGGAAACTGTTCAAACAATTCTTCACGAGTAAAATCTGTGTCCAATGTATAGTATTGAAATTTTAGATTATACTTTTCGCAAAATGCTTTTGCTTTTGTACAACTTGGACATGCTGGCTTACCGTAAATTTCAATCATAATGAAAAGCCTTTCAATGAATCCTTGTCTACGTCTTGCTTAATGCCGCCAATGATATAAGATTCCACCTCCGTTTCTTGAGGTGCAACTTGTAGCCCAGAGCTACTTAACCAATGTGTAGTCCAAGGAAGCGGGTTAGTGTTTACTGGTTGATCAAATATTGCATTGAATCCCAGCGCCTTGAGTCTGCGGTTAGCAATGTACTCTACATATTGATGTAACAATGTGCTGTTGAGTCCGATCATTGAACCGTCTTTGAACAGATAGTCTGCCCAATCTTTTTCTTCTGCAACACACTCGCGCCACAGGTCGTATACTTCTTCTTGGCATTCTTTTGCAATCTTAGCCATTTCTGGATCGTCTTTGCCTTGCGACCACAACTTCAATACGTGTGTGCTTAGTGCCAAGTGTTGTGCTTCGTCTCTAGCAATAAGACTAATAATCTTTGCAGAGCCTTCCATTAGCTTTAGTTCGCCAAAACCAAACGTACATGCAAAACTTACATAGAAACGCAGGCCTTCTAAAATGTTTACAGTTTGCATAGCAAGATAAAGTTTCTTCTTTACATCATACATATTGCCTTCGCCACGGTGTATGTATGCATCAATAGCATCATTAAATGTATCGTAGTGTTTGGTCACACTGGTTGCTCTTGCAATAATCTTTTCATCATCTAAAATAGTATCAAATACTTCTGACGGGTCAGCGTACACGTTCTTCATAATATGTGTATAGCTACGTGAATGGATTGTTTCAAAGAAGTCCCAAGTAACAATACAGCCCTCTAGTTCAGGAAGTGAAACATGCGGCAAAAATGCTAGGCATGGACCACGTCCTTGGACACTGTCAAGTAGTGTTTGATATTTTAGGTTAGCAGTAAAGATATGTTTCTGCTCTGGACGGAAGTTAGCAAAGTCTGCACGATCTTTTTGTAGACTTACTTCCTCCGGGCGCCAAAAGTATCCTAGCATTGTTTGATTTAGTTTATCAAACACTGGGAACTTAAATACATCATAACGCTGTGTGTTTTGATCTGCTCCAAAGAACATGTTCTGTTTTGTAAAATCTACTTTTTCTTTATTGAAAACAGTCTTAGCCATCTTTTATCCTCTGTATGTGTGTCTTACTATACAAGTATAGTAGATCTCTAGCGTTTTGTCAAGCATTAAATTGCACATGCTTCACATTCTTCGTCGTCTTCTGCAACTAGTGTAGATTGTAATTCAACCTGCGGCTGTTCATCTTCAAGTTCACTTGGATCAGTTTTATAATCATAAGTGTTTTGATAATAACTTGTCTTCCAACCATACTTGTAAGTATTAAGTAAGTCTTGCATCATTACACTCATAGGCACTTCGTTGTTTTCGAAGTGTGTAGGGTTATAACTCCAATTACCTGATATTGCTTGATCAAAGAACTTTTGCATCACTGCTACTATATTAATGTAACCTTCGTTGCTAGGCATATCCCACAACAACGTGTAGTGGTTCTTTAGTGTTTGATATTGTGGAACAATCTGCTTAAGAGGCCCTTTCTTAGACTTCTTAACGGACAAGTAGCCTCTAGGTGGCTCAATTCCGTTTGTTGCGTTCGACACAACGGAGCTGCTCTCTGAAGGCATTTGTGCGGACAATGTACTGTGCCGTAGGCCGTGCTCCTTGATATCATTGCGTAGGCTATCCCAATCATAATTTAATTTATTCTCCACAATAGTATCAACGTCCTTCTTATATGTATCAATAGGAAGGATNCCGTCTGAGTATTTAGTACGNTNAAAGTACTCACANGCGCCTCGCTCCTGCGCTAAATTGTTGCTGGCTTTAAGCAAATAGTATTGGAACGCTTCAGTTAAGTCATGTACTAATTTCCATGCTTCTTTATTGCTATATTGTACTTTATTCTTAGCAAGGAAGTGCGCTAGTCCAATGTAGCCTATACCTAATGAACGTCTTGCTTTTGTGCTAATTTCAGCTGCCTTGATTGGATACTTTTGATAATCAATAATTTCTTCTAATGCTCTAACAGCTAAATCGCACAATTCTTCTAAGTCGTCTAACTGTCTAATAATGCCAACGTTAATTGCTGACAAAATACATAATGCAATTTCACCTTCTGGATCATCAATGTGTGTCAAAGGCTTTGTTGGAAGTGTAATCTCTTGACATAGGTTACTCATATATACTGTATCTTTAAATGAGCTATGTGTATTACAGTGATCAACATTCATAATATAAATGCGTCCTGTTTCTGCACGTTCTTTAACTAGAGCAGAAAACAATTCCATTGCTGGTATAGAACGTTTCTTAATGCTAGTAGCACGTTCGTACTTTTCGTATAATTCTTTAAATGTATCAGCATCTCCAAAGTATGCATCGTACAACCCTGGCACATCGTGTGGCGAGAAAAGAGTTATGTCTCCGCCGGATAACAATCTTTCATACATAGTTTTGTTAAGCTGAATTGAATAGTCTAGTTTACGTACACGATTGTCTTCTGTGCCTTTGTTGTTCTTTAGTACAAGGATGTCTTCAATCTCTTGATGCCAAAAAGGAAAGTGTGTAGTAGCACTACCGCCACGCACACCATTTTGTGTACAACAACGTACTGTGCTTTCAAACTTCTTTAGAAACGGAACAATACCTGTGTGTGCTACTTCCCCGCCTCTAATTTTTGAATTAACGCCTCTGATTCTTCCCGCATTAATGCCAATTCCTGCTCGTTGGGCCGTATAGCGTCCAATAGCCATGT